AGCTGCTTAATAGCTGGGCTCATACTTGCGAAGCCCTGGCCGTATGGCTCCACCGGTAGCCCTTCCTCTGCAAGCTCCGCTATAAGGCTGCTACTGTTCCACCTATCGAAAGCTATAGCTCGTATATCAAAGAGCCCCGCTACCTCGTATATAACCTTAGTTATATAGCCGTAGTCCGTTACGTTGCCCGGCGTTACGTCCAGCTCGCCGTTAGCTATAAAGTTGTTATAGTCCGCTCCGCTTTTACCCTGCCTTCTATCTACCGCCGCCTCACTTACCCAGCTCCAGACCAAAGTCTTAAACGGCTCCCCTTCAAACTCGGGCGGGAAGATCAAAACAAAAGCTGTTAAATCCTCAGTACTTGCAAGGTCGAGCCCTGCGTAGCAAGCTCTACCTTTTAAGTCCTCTATACCATAGCTTTCGCTACAGCTCATAAAATCCTCGTCGCTTACCCAGCGCACCTCGCTAGTAGTCCATTGGTTAAGGTGCAAGCGCCTAAAGGTATTCTCATAGGTTACTAGCGCTTTAGCTTTCTTAGCTTGCGCCTCTATATAGTCCTCTTTAATAGTTACCCCGTAGCCCGGGTTAGCCTTCTTCCAGGTATCGGGGTTATAAATATCGTCCTCTGCTTCGGCCTCGAATATATGAGGATAGAAGGTAGGATCCTCTATAATACCGTCCCTAACCTTTTTAGCGTAGTCGTATACCTCGTAGCAAATACTTTCCTTATTACTTCCCGCAGTTGATATACTGAAAAACAGCGGCTGCCTTCTCGCTCCGCTCGCCGTTTTCATTACGTCGTAAAGCTCTCTATTAGGCTGGCTGTGCAGCTCGTCAAATAGTACCGCGTGAGCGTTATACCCGTGGGCCGTGTCAGCATCCGCGCTACGCGCTTGTATAAAGCTTCCGTCCTTAGCTACTATGCTGTTACGGTATACCTTTACTTTATCCATAAGCAAAGGGCTTTGCAAAACCATTTGCTTTTGTATTTCGTGAATCATTCCAGCCTGGCCTCTATCAGCTGCACAAACTATAATCTCCGCGCCGGGTTCATTATCCGCTACCAAAAGGTATAGCCCTAGAGCTGCTAAGAAGTTGGTCTTACCATTCTTACGAGGCCAAAAGAGGAAAGCTTCGCGCGTAATGCGTAAGCCTTCCTCGTTCACGTTGCCGAATATATCGCTTATTACTTCCTTTTGGAAAGGCTCTAGTATAAAGGGCTGTCTCGCTAGCTCGCCTTTTGTATGGGTTGTAATCCGCTCTATAAACTTAATTACTCTCTCTGCTTTTGTGTTATCGTACATTCGGCTACATTTCTATAATATCGTCTATATCCAGGGTGCGGCCTTCGGGTCGCTCTAGCTTGGATCTGCTCGCAGGGGTTAGCCCGAATTCTATTAGCATCATTCTAATACGCCGCCACGCGTCCGCGCTTTGTGCTGCGGCCGGGTGCGGCTTTAGAACCTTAGCCCCGTTAGCTGCGAAGGTTTCATATATACGGCCTTCCTTCATAAGCTTAAGCTCGGCGCTGTACCATTCTTGGTACGCCATTGCTAAGAGCTCTAGGCTGGTATCGTCTACCGTGCTTAGTAGCCCCATACTATGGAGGTGCCCTACGCTGCGCTCGTACATCATCTTACCCTTAGCTTTTAAGAAGCTGGGGGTAGTTTTCTTAGGTTTTGCTTTAGTAACCGTTACCGGGTTCTCCGGTGCTCGGTCTTTTCTAGCCGTTCCTCTTTTCTTCTTAAGCTCCTGCGGCGCAGGCCTTCTACCTCTAGGCATTTGTTAAATTTTTAACACTTTGTTTATTTCCAAACTTCCCAATCAATTTTGCCACCATAAAAACGGGACTCCGCGCGTCGATGTACAGCTGTTTTGCTGTTACATTTAGATACCCCCTGGGTATATTATTTACCTCGCTCGCTTCGGCTCTTTTTATTGTGGCAGCTAGCGCACATAGGTTGTAAATTCTCGTGGCTCCACTTACTACCTCCTAATCTTATCGGCGTAATATGATCCACTACAGTAGCTACTGCTGTACATTCTCTACATAGTGGCTCTCCTGCTAGTATATAAGCTCTTAGCTTTCTCCAGTCTCTACTATTGTAGAAGTCCGCATCCTCTCCAGCATTACCGCTAAAGGTCTTACGCTTGGCTAGCCAAGGCTTAGCGCTTCCTTTCTTTGGTATGTACGGCATTACTTATCTCCGTCAGCTAGTAGCCTAGCTATTAGTTCCGGTGCTTCGTCTCGTACAGCGCGTAGGTTCTTACGCTCTTGTACCTTAGCAGCTTGTACCTCGGCCTTCGTGCTGTCTATTCCTAGGTTTTGGAATAGCTTGGCGTTATCCTCTAGTACCTTGTCTATTACTTTATTTCTCATACCTTAATTTTATTTAAGTAACTCCCATCGTCTAAGCTTATGTAAGCTATCTGCTTTACTACTGGGGTGTTATTGTTAAAGTCTGTTTGTTTGGGTAGCTCCTTCTTAAACCAATGTAGGTCTAGGTAGGTAAGATCCCAAGCCCAGCAACCTAAAGGAGTCGAGCAAACGTATATAGGCTTGTAGCCTCTATCCGCTGCTCTATTTAGTAGACTTTCGTACTTAGGCCATTCTATAAGCATATCGTTATAGTGTGAGCGCCTGCACTTAAACTCTACTACTACCTTAGCCGTATGGCATATAGCATCGAAGGGGCTATAAGAGTCTATAGCTACCTTTAGCTCGGGCAGGTAGTGCTCTTTGAATTTATAAAATAGTTCCGGCTCGGTCATAGGTCGGTGTATTGGTTCATAAAGCTAACAGCCTGGTACTGCTGGAGGTCTTTAGCTTCGGTTCTAATCTCGTTAGCGTTCTCGTATTCCCTAGCATCCCAAAAGCCTATAAACTCAAAAAACATATCTAGCGCAATAGTGGAGCCAAGAGCTCGGCTAGCTTTGGCTCGTATTGCTTTTTTATATATGTATTCGTTATTGTTAAACATCCTTCTAAGGTTTTACTATTGTTAGCTTTGTGTAGTAGTGGTATTGCTGTAGGGTCGCTTATTGGTAAAGTACTTCCTACCTCCATAAGTAGCACTACCTCTATTATTCTGTTAATCCTTCCAGTACTCATAAACCGTACGGCCTCCTTGTCTTTTAGCTATTAGTACCTCCCGCTTATTAAAGTGGTCGTTTATACTATAGCTAACGTGTACCCAGCTCGGGTTATCTTCGTTACCAAACTCCCATATAAGCTGCTTAAAGTTTAGCTTCTCTTTAATGTAGTGGAATAGCTCGGCGTTGGTCTTACCGCCGTATACGTCGCAGTCTAAATCTAAAGCAGCGGTAGCGTGGTCGCTTATGCAATGATCGGAGCTTAAACTACCTCCAATCTTCTTATTAAGCTCTTTGCTTCTAAATCCGCTGGTTACTTTAAGCGGAGCTCCTACAAACTTACGGCAGGGCTCGAATACCTTAGAGGCCATTTCCTTTAGTACTTGGAGCTGTCCTATATTCGGCTCGTTATTTATACCGTGCTTAATAGCGGTAGCGCTGTAGGTTACTTCCTTTAGGCTTAAGTGGTTGCTTAGTTTCATTATTTTATAAAGTTGGTTTCTTCTATGTAGTTTACTATAAAGTGTCTGCTGGTTAAATCGCCTTGCTTTTTCTTATAGCCTTTATACTTCGCTCTTATGCGTGCGGCTTCTTCCTCATCTTTGGCCTCTGCCCAGGTATTTTTAGCTATCTCTATCCACATTCTTAAAACGGCGGTTCTTCCGTACTATAGTTCGGTTGGTCTAAATTTACGCAAATTTTAGGGCTTTTTTCGCTAGTCCAGCTTATTATTTTTGCAGCCTCCATTAAAGAGACCGCTTTAGAGGCTTCTTGCATCTTACAGCGTTCTACGTCTCTTATATAGGTTTTAGCTTGGTTAAGGCTCTTACCTTCTACTGTTTTAGCTATCCTTTCTAACTCATCCGGTGCCCATTCTTTTAGGGTACTGCCAGTAGCTTCTTTTACGCTTATATCTACGTCTCTACCTATTACGCTTAGCTCTAAATCGGGGAAGCTTGCGTTTCTAGTGTATAGTCCTTCTATAAAGGTAGTGGCTCCGTCCTCGCTTCTGCTTACCCCGTAGACGGTCTCGCTCTTTTGTACTAGGTAACTTCCTAGGTGCCCTTTAGCGCCTCTGTCGTTTTTATTTTCGTGGAGTACTGTAACTAGGTGCAGGTTTTTCTCAGCGCTTATCTTCATAAGCCTACTAACTAAAGCTATAGCCTCGGGCTCTTCGTTTACCCCGCTGGCTATATCTACTACCCCGTCAATAATACATAAGCTAACTCCTTCTACTCGCTTTAGGATATACTCTATAATAGCTAGCCTATCTGCGTTAGTGTCCGCTCTTCTTAACGCGAAAAACTTTAGAAACTCCTGGCCTTGCTCGTAGGGTATACCGGCTAGGTATAGTATACGTTGGTTTACCCGTTGGGCGTGGTAGTCCCCTTGCTCAGTATCGAAGTATAGAACCGTACCCTTAACTATACCGGCCTTTAGTAGGTTCTCGTTAAAGCCTTGGCGTATTGCTGCGGCAGCTAGTGTACTTACAAAGTAACTCTTTCTACTCTTAGCCTTCCCTTGTACTAGGCTTATATTTCCTGCCGTGGCTAGTGTATAGCTTTCTAGTCCTAGTCGCAGCTCTATTACGCTAGGAGGGTTCTTTATTACTTCTGTAGGATCTAGTAAGTACTTGCTTAGTAAGTCCTCGGTAGGCTCTTCGCTCTCTTTAGGGTCGCTTAGTGCCTCCTCGTACTTTTCTACCTCGTTAAGCTTCTTAGGAGCTTGGTAGCCGTAGCCTTGCTCTTTAAGGGCTCTACCTGCAGCTTTATAGTCTCCGTTATACTCTAAAGCTGTAAGTAGGCTAAAGGGGTTATAAAGTACCTCAGCTTCTAAAGCTGTGCTCGTACTCCATACCCAAAGCTTACCGCTGTCCTTAAATATCTTACCGCTGTCGGGTGCATCGCTTTGGCCTGGTCTCTTAACGTATATGTATTTACTATCCTCCCTTACTATCGTCCAGCCGTGGCTTTGGAGTATCGTTAGGCAGTCTATTTTACTGTTATAATCAGCCCAAGGGGTAAGCTCTTCGTTATTGTCTAAAGCTTGCTTAGGTAACGAATATGTTACCTCTACCTTTGGGGTTTTATCGAGCTCCCTAGCGCAGCCCAATAGTATAGCCCGCTCTTCGGGGGTTATCCATTGTATAGCGCTGGCTTTAGTCTCTAGCCTATAGCCGGGAGTAGGCCAGGCTGCTACTTGGCCTCCTACGCCTCTAGTCTCAAAGGTTACCTCTTTAGCTTCATTCTTTGCGAGCTTTTGGTTTCCTTCTATTACCTCGCATCTATATAGAAAGTGAAAGCCTCCGCTAGGGGTTTCTTGTATTACCAGCTTCTCTAGTATTCCCGAGCCATTAGCTTGGAGTAGTTCTATGTACTCCTTAAACTCATTACCGGTAAAGTGTTTAGCGTCTATATCCAATACCTCTAAACCGTTATAGCCACATACAAGGCCTAAGCTGTCCGTAGTAAATAAGCTTAGATCTTCTATAGGGTTTTCTTTGTATTTGGTCCAGTCCTTAAGTAGTGGGCGCTTTTGTCCACTTACTAAAGGTATGGGGCTATACCCGTGCTCTAGGTATTTAGCTGCTGCTGTTTGTGCTTTTGTCATTTTTGTAGTAGTTGCTGCCAGTTATTCTTATAGCTGTGGTACTTGTTGTTAGTGTGCTTTGGGTTTATACTTATGCTATTAGAGGGTACCGCCTCGTACGGTATAATATAAAAGGTATCTATATACCATAAGTAGATAGCGTAAAAGTCTACCTCTAAAGCTGTATAGTTTCTATAGGTAGGGCTACTACTCTTTATCCTTCTATGGGTCATTATACTAAAGCTATTGGCTCTTCTATTGTCTTTGGAGGCGTACTTTACCTGGATCCTATAGAAGTCCTTACCATTATCTATTACGCAGTCGTAGGGGTAGCCCTCTACTGCGGGTACAATTACTCGAAGGTCTAAGCTTATGGCGGTGCTTATAAAGCGGTATTCGGCTAAAGCTCCCTTGTTACGGGTGTTCATCGCTTAGGGTTATTTGGATCTTGGCCGCATCTTTTGGTATTTCCTCCTTCCATACCAAAACAAGGTGTCGAAAGTATTTAGGGCTATCGTCCTTAATCCAGCCCAAGGTCTTAAGAGCGTCGCTAGTGAATTTAACAGCAATAATACTATTATCCAAGTCATACCGGTAACGAACATAAGCCCTAACTCTAAAGCTATTATAAGCAGCTCCTTGATTAAAACCCAGTTGGCTCTTAATCGTTTCGAGTGCAGCGTCTTTAGCTTTTTTTCTTTTTGTCCAATGTGAGCCGGCATAAAAACTATTTAAGCTAGGTACTTTCCCTAGCGTTATCTCTATCTCTTTATTCTTCCTCTTCTTCACAGTTACAGCTGTAGTATTCTTCTAGTATACATTCCCCGCAGTTGGGGCAGGTTTCCTCTTCCTGGCGGTAGTAGTCTCTTAGATCGTAGTCTAGTCTATCCATTTTATTCCTCTTTTTTAAGCT